TCGACCGCTGGGAAGTGGACATCGGCGAGGAGGGCGACCCTATCGAACTGGCGGAAACCCGGGGCAGTACCTTTGGCCGTAATGCCAAGTTCTACTTCTCCAGCTCGCCGACGATCAAAGGTGCATCGCGAATCTCCGACCTATTCGATGGCAGCGACCAGCGTCATTACTACGTGCCGTGCCCGCACTGTGGGCATATGCAGGTGCTTGAGTGGGAGAACCTTCTCTACTCGGCAGACTTCAGCGTAGTGCATTACAAGTGCGCGGCGTCGGGGATGGACTGTGACGTGCTGATCGATGAATACCACAAGGGTGAAATGCTCGCCAAAGGCGAGTGGCGCGCTCATGCCGAGGGGGACGGCGAGACGGTGGGTTTCCACCTTAACGCGCTGTACTCACCGCTGGGTTGGATGGATTGGAAGTCGCTGGCCAAGCAATTCGAGAAGGCGAAAAAGGCCCAGGCCAAAGGCGATCTTGAGCCCATGCAGGTGTTCTACAACACTCGTTTGGCGAAAGTTTGGGACGCGGCCCAGGAGCAAACCAAAGCCGCCGTCCTTAGACAGCGGGCACGATTGGAAGGCTACACCCTTGGCTCACTGCCAGCGGCGGTGATGATGATCACCGGGGCCGTCGACGTTCAGGCCAACCGGCTGGAGTTCATGGCTATGGGCTGGGGCGTGGGCATGGAGCGCTGGGTGGTTGATTTCCAGATAGTTTCGGGTGATCCCGCAGACGAACGCACCTGGGCGGCGCTGGACGAATTGCTTAAGGCTAAGTATCGCCATCCCTGCGGTGTGGGCTTAGGCATTCTGGCCGCAGCTGTCGACTCCGGCGGTCACCACACCGATGAGGTCTACCAATTCTGCCGCGTTCGTCGCTGGCGGAACGTCTTCGCCATCAAGGGGGCGAGCAAACCAGGTAAGCCGGTCATTGCTCAACGCCCGTCCATGGTCGACGTGACGTGGAAAGGCCAGACCGAACGCAACGGTGCCGAGCTTTGGTTCGTCGGTACCGACACAGCGAAGGACTGGATCTACAACCGCTACCCGTTTGAATCTGGGCCGGGCGCGTTGCACTTCGCTAATGACCTGCCGGACGACTTCTTCGACCAGTGCGTAGCGGAACGCAAGGTCGCTCGTTATGTGCGTGGCCACAAGCGCATCGAATGGGTGAAGGGCAAGGCCGAGCGCAACGAAGCGCTCGATCTGATGGTGTATTGCCTCGCCATGGCCCATTACCTGGGCCTCCATCGATACAAGGAACACGACTGGGAGCGCGTGCGTCAGTCCCTGGCGCAGTCCGGACTGTTTGACGAAACTCTGGCCATCAAGCCCGTTCAAGGTGAACGGGTTGAAAGCCTTGGCCCAGCTACACCTGTTCGGACTCCGGTTTCACCACCCGCTGTTCCGGTCGTGCCACCGCGTCCAGCAGCAACCCCACCTCAACGCCGCAGCTCCACCAGCGGCTACCTGAAGAGACGCTGATATGTCATTTACCCAGAAGCACCTCGACGCGGTTGAGGCGGCCATCGCTCGCGGTGAAAAAACTGTGCGCTACACCGACCGTACCGTGGAATATCGCACGGTGGATGAGCTGCTCAAGGCGCGCGAAGAAATACGCTCGTCGCTGGCCAGCGCCGCCGGGCCACGTTCGCGCGTGGTCCGGCTGTACCACGCAGGGAAGGGGGTCTGATGGCCCGCCATTTTCCGACGCTGACACGTAACGGATTTGTCCTGCCGTCCAACATCAAGGCCAGTTACGAAGGCGCTGGTGAAGGCCGTCGATCCGCTGGCTGGGACGCTCCCGACAACGGGATCAACAGCATCAACACCCCGGCACTGCGCAATTTGCGGTCGCGCTCCCGGGCAGCGGTTCGCAATGATCCGTATGCCTTCAACGTGATCGACAAGCGCGTCAGCAACCTGATCGGCACAGGCATCACCCCTCGGCCGACGACCGACGACGATGCCTTGCGCAAACTGCTGCAGGAGCTGTGGGGGGATTGGGTTGATGAGTCGGATGCGGATGATCGCACCGACTTCTACGGCCAGCAGGCGCTGGTAGCACGCACGGTTGAAACCTCGGGCGAGTGCTTCGTACGGTTGCGTCCGCGCGGGCTTGATGAAGGCTTGGCCGTTCCGCTGCAGCTGCAGATCCTCGCACCGGAGTTTGTGCCGCACGACAAATTCGAGAGCACCAAAAACGGCAACGTCATCCGAGCCGGCATCGAGTTCACCCCGGGCGGCAAGCGGGTGGCGTACTGGATGTACCTATCGCATCCCCGCGATGCAGCCTCGCTGAACGCCGGCTACAACCAGTTGATCCGCGTGCCGGCGGCTCAGGTGCTGCACATTTTCGAACCGGTGGAGCCTGGTCAGTTGCGCGGTGTGCCGCGATTATCGCCGGTGCTCAAACGCCTGCGCAGTCTGGACAACTACGACGACGCGGTGCTGTTCCGTCAGGAAGTGGCCAACCTGTTTGCCGGTTTCATCAAGCGTCCGGCGCCGGAGTCGGGGCAGACGCCACGAGATCCAGTCACCGGCGCCTTGCTGGATCTGGATCGCGACGGTTTCACCCCGATGGTCGCGCTCGAACCCGGCACCATGCAGGAACTGGGGGCAGGCGAGGAGGTTGAGTTCTCCAAACCGCCGGACGCGGGCAACAACTACCCGGACTTCATGCGTCAGCAGTTGATGGCTGCGGCAGCGGGATCGGGTACGCCTTACGAGATCCTCACCGGCGACATGCGCGGCATCAACGACCGAGCTCTGCGGGTGGTACTCAACGAGTTTCGGCGCCGTCTGGAACAACTGCAATTCAGCGTGTATGTGCATCAGCTCTGCCGTCCTGTACGGGCGGCATGGATGGACATGGCGGTGCTGTCTGGCGTCCTGGCGCTGGACGATTACGCACAGAAACGCCGCCAGTACCTGCGTACCCGTTGGGTGCCACAAGGCTGGGCCTATATCCAGCCGGTACAGGATGTGCAGGCACGCCGGATGGAAGTACAGGCCGGTTTTTCTTCTCGCAGCGAGATGGTGCTGCGCACCGGCTACGACGCCGAAACGGTCGATCTTGAAAACGCCGCCGATCTGGCACGGGCCACAAAACTGGGCCTCAATTACAACACCCTTGATGCCGTCGAAGACAACGACGACAAGGAGCAACCATGAGCAAACAAGCGCGACCGCGCATTTACAACCGCGCAGGCAAGCGTGTCGAAGTTCAGGACAAGACCTGGTACGCCCTGCAGTCCAGCGGAGAGACCACCGAGCGAGTGATCGAGGTTTTCGTCTATGGAGAGATCGGCGCGTGGGGCATCACTGCCAATCAGTTCGTGCAGGATCTGCGCGCCATGGATGATGGTGTGTCTCCGGTGGTGGCCGCGTTCAATAGTATCGGCGGCGACCTGTTCGACGGTCTGGCCATGCACAACGCGCTGTCGCGGTTGGGCGAGCGCTGCACCGGTCGGATCGATGCGCTGGCAGCGAGTGCCGCGAGTGTGGCCGTGTGCGGTGCACACCGGGTGGTGATCGCTTCCAACGCGATGTTGATGATTCACAACCCGTGGACCTACGCCGCCGGTGATGCGGAAGACTTTCGCAAGGTGGCTGATGTCCTTGACCAGACCATGGAAGCGATTATCGCGGCCTACAGGGCTAAGGCACCGAGCATCGACGAGGTCGAGCTGCGGCGTCTAGTGGCGGCTGAAACCTGGCTGACCGCCAACGAAGCGGTGGCATTGGGGCTAGCCGATGAAGTGGGCGACGGCGTCAAGGTCAAAGCCTGTCTCGGTCAAGGCGCGGCGCTGCAACGATTCCAGAACGCACCGGCTGAATTGCTGGCCCAGCTGGATGAGCCACCCGAGCCAGATCCCGAACTCGAACCTGTCGAGCCACCTCTGGTGCCGCCTGTAGTCGACTCGGCCAAGTTGGCACTGATGATCACTCAGCGGTGCACGGCGGCGGGCATCAGCAACCTGATCGAGCCGCTGCTCAAGTCCACCCAGCTTGAAAGTGAAGAGATTGTTTTGGCGGGTCTGGCACGCGCCAAAGCGATTAACGACCTCTGCGTGGCCGCGCGCCTGCCTGAATTCAGCGCCGAGTATGTCGCGGCAGGTCTGGATGCGCCGGCGGTGCGGGCGCGTCTGTTCGACAAAATTGTCACCAGCGGTAAGGGTTTCGAAATCGACAACAGTCTGCCGCTGGCGGACGACCCGGCGCCCAAGGTGCTGGCCAAACAACCTGACCCCAACTCGATTTGGGCTGCTCGCCAAGCGGCTCAAACTGGAACCGCGCGCGGCGCGAAAGGAGTACAAACATGACCATCAAACGGGAACCAATACACGCAGGTGAATTCCTGCTGTCCGAGGGCGCCGGCACGATCTCGCGCGAAGCGATCAATGTCGCGGCGGGTGCAGCATTGTGGCCGGGACAAATTCTCGGTCTGGGGACCGCCACCGGCGAATTCGCACCGTACAACCCAACGGCAGAGGACGGTACTGAAAACGCTGTCGCCATTCTCTACGGCCCGCTGGGTGAATCCGACGTGGTGCGTCGCGGTCGAGCCGTGGTGCGGTTGGCCGAGGTCAGCGAAGCGCATTTGACCGGCCTCGATCTGGCCGCCGAGAAAGCACTCGCCACTCACTTCGTGATCGTCCGCTAAGTCGATCCTTCTTTTGTATGCATCCCGCCGCGTGCGGGATTTTTCGTTTCTGGAGAGTACCCATGGCCGATATCGCCATTTTTGACGACGAAGCATTTACTGTCACTTCGCTGACCGCTGCACTCAATGATCAACCCTACCTGCCGGGCCGCATCAGCGCCTTGGGCCTGTTCCGCGAGGAAGGCATTACCACCCTGACCGTGCAGATTGAAAAGGACGGTGACACCTTGGCGCTGGTGCCTGCTGGTGAGCGCGGTGGTTCTGGCCTGGTGGTTGCTGCGAGCAAGCGTAACCTGATCCCGTTCAACACCGTGCACCTGCCGGAGCGTTTCACCATCAAGGCGGATGAAATCCAAGGCATTCGCGCCTTTGGTACTCGCACCGAACTGCAAGCGGTGCAGGATGTGGTCAATACACGCCTGGCTAAAGCGCGACGTCAGTTGGATGCCACGCATGAGTTTCAGCGCATGGGTGCGCTGAACGGTGTGATCCTTGATGCCGACGGTTCGACTGTCTTATTGAACCTCTACGAGCGCTTCGGCGTGGAGCGTCAGAAGCTGTCCATGGGCCTGAACGATCCAGACACGGAGCTGCGCGTTCAATGTGTCGAGGCCTTGGACATGCAAGAAGACGCGCTCGGTGCCGTGACCAGCACGGGTTCGCGCGCGTTTTGTGGCAAGCATTTCTGGAACAAACTGATCGTCCACGAATCGGTAAAAGAAACTTACCTCAACAGTCAGCAAGCGGCTGCCTTGCGCGGTGATGCACGCGAAAGCTTCGAGTTCGGCGGCATCATTTGGGAGCGCTACCGTGGCAAGGTAGCGGGCGTGTCTTTCGTCCACGACGATAAGGCTTTGCTGATCCCCGAAGGCGTGCCGGATCTTTACATCTCGGTGTTCGCTCCGGCCGATTACATGGAGACCGTCAATACCCAGGGCATTCCTTACTACAGCAAGATCGAACCGATGCAGTTCGGCAAAGGCATGGCTGGCGAGGCGCAGTCGAATCCACTGCACCTTTGCACTCGACCCCGCGCCCAGATCCTGCTGGAACTCTGACCGTGGGCTTTCGCGATCTGATCGCCGAGGTCGACGCGGTGGTGTTCGAAACCCTGGGCGATACCGCACGGATCGAGGGTCGCGATGAGCCAGTGTTCGGCATGTTTGCCGCGCCCTGGCTGCAACCCAAGTTCGGCAAGCTCAACACTGGTTTACGCGAGCCGCGTTTCGAGATCCGCGTTAGTGATTCGCAAGGTCTGGAACAGGGCATGCTGGTCAGCGTCGACTTGCCTGCTTTGGATGGCGGCGGTGACTACGATCTGCTGCAACTGGAGCCGAGCGGAGACGGTTTGGTCGCTTTGATCTTGAGGATGCGAGCATGAGCGTCGGCAGTTATTACAAAGCCTCGGCCAGTGGCGGGATGCTCACGATTCAGTCTTCGGCGGCAGATCTACAAGCCTTTGAAGGTTTCGCTGCATTGGTGCCGAAGGCTGCCGCTGCTGCTCAGCGTCGAGCCATTAACAAAACGTTAGGGTGGCTGCGCACTCACATCGCACGGGCGGTTGGCCGGCAAGAGCGCATCGCCGTAGCCGCGGTGCGTCAGCGCTTGCGCAGCTACCCGGTCGCCGGCAGAGCCGCAAGCGGCAAATTGTGGTTTGGACTGAATGCCATTGAGTCCAGCCGGATCGGTCGCGCACGGCAAAACGTCAGCGGCGTGTCAGTGGCGGGGCGCCGTTATCAAGGCGCTTTCCTCAAACAGGTCTACGGCAACAAGCCCGATATCTGGATCCGTACCGCAAGCAAGCACTTCAATTCGGACGACTACCCCGATACGACAGCGTCGGCGAGGGGCGGTGCCAGTTCTGGATGGGTCGCGGAAAACGGCAGTCGCTTTCCACTGGCGAAGGCCAAGGTGTCGCTTGAGCATGCACGGCCGCACTTCGACGCGTGGGTCAACCGCGCCCATGCTCGCTTGCTGGAGATCCTGCAGCAGGAACTGAACTTTGAGTTTCAAAAGTACCTGAAGGGGACGGCCAATGTCTGACGAACCATTCACCCTCGACGAGCTTTATCAGGCAATCGAACAGCAGCTGTCGAGCCATCTTCCAGGTGTCAAAGCAGTCACGGCATGGCCCAACATCAAGGATCGCATTGCGCTGCCTGCAGTGTTCATCGAAATGGCAGAAATGGAACCCGGTACTGACATCGGTACCGGTCAGACCTCGTTGATCTGCAGGTTCGAAGCGCGGATCATCGTCGACCCCATTCGTGCGCAGCATTGTCAGCAGGCCGCACACTTGGCCGCGCAACTGGCGGTGTTGTTGCGCCTGCAAACTTGGGGCGTCGCGGTCGAGCCGGCCGAGTTCGTACAGGCCATGCAGGACTGGACTAAACCGGAGCTCGATGGCTACACCGTGTGGGTCGTTGAATGGACCCATAAGCTGTATTTGGGTACAGAGGAATGGCCTTGGTCGGATGATCCAGCCGAGTTTCCAGAGAATGGCGGCTTTCCGGTGGAAGTTGTGTTGGCGCCGGAAGATTCGCCATGAGCTACGCCAGTGCAGAGCATGACCGCATGATTGCGGCGATGCTGATGCCGTGTGTGGTGGTGGGTGTGGATCTGCCGGCGGGAACGGTGCGGGTGTCGAGTGGTGAATGGACAAGCGCCTGGGTGCGCTGGCACAGCCTCGCCGCCGGCAAGGCGCGGCACTGGCGCGCGCCGAGTCCTGGTGAGCAGGGGGTGTTGTTCAACCCAAGTGGTCAGGCCGGCATGGGCACTTTCATTCCGGGGCTGTACGGCAATGCCGGCGCCCAGCCAGACAACCGCGACCACGTTGAGGTTTGGCGTTTTGATGATGGCGGTTCGCTGGTCTACGACTGGCAGGCCAAGAGCTACACCATCACCCTGCCGACCGGCACGGTGACGATCAAAGTCGGCAGTACAGGACTCGTCGTTACGGATAACGCGGTGACAGTGAAGTCGGGAACGATCGATCTTGAGGGTGCTGTGAACATCAAGGGGCCGGTCAATATCGACGGTTCGTTACACGTCACCGGTAACATCGACGGCGACGCGAACATCATGGCCGTCGGCAGTAGCGACAATCACCACAAGCATTAATCACCCATCCAGCCCGCCCAGTGCGGGCTTTTTTATGCCCGGAGGAAACCCATGGCTAAGAACAATGAGCAGGCGGTTGATGAGCAACTGCCGTCACCGATTCGCCAACCCGTGCCAGCTCAACTGCAAACGCCGGATCTGCTGTTGAAGTTCCGCGACACGGTCTTCACCTCGCGCACCTTGTGCATCCCTGGCACGAATCGAACGCTGTCGGTGGTCAAGGCCACTGTCGAGGTGTCGGCGTCTGATGAACAGGCGGTCACCTACCTGAAATCCCATCCCGAAATTGAACCGCCGGAGTGACGTAAATGATCGGAATGGATCGCCACACCGGCCAGCCCATTGCCGATTTGCCAAGCGTTATTCAGTCGATCGGCGACATCCTCAGCACGCCGATCGGCAGCCGGCGAAAGCGTCCGGAGTACGGCAGCAAGTGCCGTAGTTATGTGGACTTGCCGGTAAACGCCGGGTGGAAAAGCTCAGTTCAAGCCGAGGCGGCGCGCGCGATCGAGCGGTGGGAGCCGCGCGTGCAGCTTGGGAGCGTCCGTGTGAGATCGGTGCTGGGCGGAAAGATTGATTTTGTTGTTGCCGGCAAGTACCTGGGCAACGACTTCGTGGCCGAGGTGAGTACATGAGTATCTTGGATCTGTCCGCCCTGCCGGCGCCGGACGTGCTGGAACCGCTGGATTATGAGCTGACCTTTCAAGATTGCCTCAGCACCTTTCGGGTTGACCTGGGCGACAACTGGACGGCCAACATGGAATCCGATCCGGTGGTCAAGCTGCTGGAGACGGGGGCCTATATCAAGCTGGGTAACCGCGCCCGGGTCAACGATGCGGCCAAGGGTCTGCTGTTGGCCTACGCGATCAAGAGTGACCTTGACCACCTTGGGGCCAACGTCAATCTGCCGCGCCTGGTGATTCAAGCCGAGGATCTGACCGTTACGCCGCCAGTGCCAGAAGTGCTGGAGGAAGACGACCCGTACCGTGAGCGCATCCAGTTGGCTTACGAGGGGTTGACGACGGCCGGGCCGCGTAACAGCTACATCCTGCACACACGCAATGCCTCGGGGCTGGTGGCTGACGCCTCGGCCGAAAGTCCATCGCCGTGCAACGTTACGGTAACGGTGCTTAGCACTGAGGAAAAAGGCGAGGCCAGCGCCGAGTTGCTGGACGTGGTGCGGCTGGCACTGAATGACGAAGACGTTCGGCCGGTCGGTGATCGGGTCACGGTGCAAAGCGCGCAGATCCTCGACTACCGCATTGATGCCATTTTGCACATGAGCAGCGCTGGCCCTGAGGGTGAAGCCAGCCGGGCGGAAGCCGAGCGGCGACTGGCTGCATGGATCAATCCCCGCAAGCGGCTGGGGGTTGAGGTAGCCCGGTCGGCGGTGGATGCGCAGTTGCACGTTGCCGGCGTCTCGCGGGTCGAGCTGACCGGATGGGAGGATCTGGCCCCCACGAAGGCGCAGGCGGCGTTCTGTACGGGTTACACGGTGAAGCTGGCGGGGGAAGCATGAGAAGCCTTCTGCCGAGCAATAGCACGCCACTGGAGCGGGCAATCGAGGCGGCTTTTTACGAGCGCACGATTGTCCCGCTGCGCACGCTGTACGACCCCGACACTTGCCCGGCTCAGCTGTTGCCGCATCTGGCGTGGGCGTGGTCTGTCGATCGCTGGGATTACCGGTGGTCAGAAGCAACCAAGCGCGCGGCCATCAAGGCCTCTTTCTACATCCACAAGCACAAGGGCACGATCGGCGCGCTGCGCCGGGTGGTCGAGCCGCTGGGCTATTTGATCGAGATTGTCGAGTGGTTCAACACCGTGCCCGAGGGCGTGCCGGGCACCTTCGCGCTGAAGGTCGGCGTTCTCGATACCGGCATCACCGAGGAAATGTATAAGGAGCTAGAGCGCCTGATTGATGACGCCAAGCCCGTCACGCGGCATCTGACCGGGCTGGCGATCAGCCTGGAAACACAAGGCGATTTGAATATTGCCGTGTCCCTTTACGAAGGCGACGAAATCGACGTTTACCCGCCCGTCATGCGTGACATCGAGGTCACCGGCAGCTTCGGCGTGGTCGGTCGCGAACACACCATAGACACCCTGGACGTTTATTATGATTGATGCGAATTCGCAGTTTTTCGCGATCCTCACGAACGTGGGGATGGCCAA